ACAAATGCATTGGAGTTTGGACGAATTAAAAGATGGGACTGCATGGAAACATCTTAGACAATGGGCGGATAAAAGATGAAAAATATAACAGCACTAACAACATTTCATAAAGAAGGACTTGAAGTTTATGGACAGAGATTCTTAGATAGTTTTGCAAAAAATATAGATAAGCGTATTAAACTGTTAGTATATGCAGAAGGTTGTACTCCAGTTAATCCAGACCCAGATCAAATTACTATATTAGATGCTACTGAAGCATTACCTAAACTCGTAGCATTTAAAGAGCGTTGGAAAGATGTACCAAAAGCAAATGGTATACCGCCAGATGATATTAAAGCACGTAGACCTCGTGACTGGCATAAAGAATTTAAATGGGACGCTGTACGCTTTGCTAATAAAACATACGCAGTGTATGACGCTGTAACACGCTCTAAGGACTGGTGTGTGTGGATGGATGCAGATACGTTTGTACACAGTCCTTGGTCTTACAATGACTTTGTAAACTTGCTGCCAGAAAACGCATGGATAACTTATGTAGGTCGAGGTAAAGGATCACAAACATGGCCAGAGTGTGGATTTTACGGTCTTAACTTGAACCATCCTGTATGTCATGAATTTATTAAAGAGTTTGAAAGAGTATACGAAGATGCCGATAACGGTATATTTAAATTGGAAGAATGGCACGACAGCTATGTGTTTGGACACATACTTAATAATTTAAAAGCAGACTTTCCTACTGCACACGATTATAGTGAAAACATTTACAACAATCCTGCTAAGACAGGAGGCGGCGGACATCCTCTAATTAACAGTGAATTAGGTAAATGGTTAGATCACTTAAAAGGTGCAAGAAAGAAAGAAGGACGTAGCAGAAACAAAGACCTCATGGAACGAAGGCAGGAAGCATATTGGAATGAAGTTTAGTTTATGGAGAGATTATGGCGCACTCAATAGCCGACCAGTTTTTGATGCCTTTGCTAACAGTCTTATGGATGCTGGCTATGATGTTAGCAATAATGATAGGAGCAGTGATGTTGATGTTATTTGGAGTGTTCTTTGGCATGGCCGAATGGCTGCAAATAAACGTATATGGCAAGATAATCAACACAATAAAAAACCAACCATAGTACTTGAAGTAGGCGGTATAAAAAGAGGCACTACATGGAAAGTAGGATTGAATGGTATTAATCGCGACGCCTACTTCGGACCAACAGGTAATGACTACACAAGAGCTAATAAGCTAGGACTACATCTTAAAGATTGGCGAACTGAGGGCGATTATATTCTTATATGCGGACAACACGAAAAAAGTCAGCAATGGGAACTAATGCCTAATATGACTGCATGGTTAGGCAATACTATTAACACAATTCGTGAACATACTGATATGCCCATATACTGGCGGCCCCATCCAAGATATCCTGTACAGTATGTTGAGAATGATTTTAAAAATGTTATACGGCAAACCCCTACTAAAATAGAAAGTACATACGACGACTACGACTTTGATGTTAGAGCAGCATGGGCAACAGTTTGTTGGAGCAGTAACCCAGGTCCACACAGTATTATTGCAGGTAAGCCTGCATTCGTAGGACCAAGTAGTTTAGCATATGATGTAGGTAATCTTAATTTAAACGATATAATGAATCCAAAAATGCCAGATAGGCAACAATGGCTCAATGACTATGCACATACTGAATATACATTAGATGAAATATCTGCAGGAATACCATTAAAGAACTTGACATCTAAGCTTTCTTAAGCTATAATATAGTATGCTTGAGAATACTATAGAAGACTGCCTTGAACTACTTGCTGGATTTAGAAAAGAATCTGACAATTTTTCTCTAATGAAAGAAGACTATACTATTATGCATAGTATAGCCAGGCAAGTATTTAAAGGAACTGCACTTACAGATAGACAGTTTGCATTAATGCAAACAAAACTTCTTGCATATAAAGATCAGTTTGACAACGCCGATATTCCCTTAGAAATTAATAAGCTAAGGCATCCTTTGCGAGAGATTAACAGAGAAAAATACATTACATTAAAAAATGATAAAATTAAAGTTAGGTTTCCTTTTAAGAAATCCGACATAATGCTAATTAATGAAATATCTCATAAAGCTAAAGGATACAATCATAAAAAAGGATCACATGAACATTTCTTTGATTATACAGAAATAAATGTTTTAAATATCCTTAATAGATTTGCTGGTAAAAGTTTTAAAATTGATACTGAATTAGTTGAGGTATATCATGAAATGAAACATATGGAAGCACAAAAAGAAAAATATGTTCCTGGTATTTTTGATATGCAAATACGTAATGTTAATCAATCAGCAAAAGAATTAATGGAATCAGACATAGGAAAATTAAATGATGACACATTTTTAAAATATGCTGATAGAAAATTCAAATACGGTTTGGCACATATAGATGTACTAGACCCAAAAAATATTACAGAGTCTATTGCATTTAGAAATACTGTTGTATACGAAAGCAAACCTAGTATAGAAACTTTAGATCAACTGCTAGGAAGTTTATGGCAACTTGATAGATTTCCTATGCTGGTTATTCTTAGTAAAGATAAAGCTGAATTACAATTACATTCTATGCTTACGTACTATAGAGATATACTAAATTCAGATCAACAAAGTGTATTATTTAGATTAGATGATAAAAATGCAGGATTTAATCATTTAGTCAAGGATAGAAAAGTTAATAATTGGGTTGACAAATCAACAAAAATAGTGTATATTAGTAAAGATAAACTACCCAAACTTCTTGTAAACTGTGAATGTAAACCAACAGTAGCATTATGTTTTGATAGTATGCTTGATAAAACATTAGATACCTTTGTTACAGATACATGTGATTTAGTTATTTTTAGAGAAGAGTATCTAAGTCCATTTAGGAGACATAGTAGTATATATGGCTAGTTGTAGATTAATTATACAAGACGAGGTTAACATTAAACTTGAAGGCCTTGAGGTCGATGTTCGTAGAAAGATTGCGAATGCACTCAAGTTTGAAGTTCCTTACGCTCGCTATATGCCACAATATAAGTTAGGAAGATGGGATGGCAAAGTTAATTTTTTCGGTATTGGTGGTACTGGATATGTTAATCATCTTGATACTATCGTGGGAGTTTTACAACGAAATAATGTTGAGATTGTTGATATACAAGACGACAGGCATCCTATTACCTTAGACTTTAAGCCAGTAACAGAACGCTATTGGGCTGACAAAGGTGTTGTATGGCCAAAAGGTCATCCAGCAGAAGGTGAAGAAGTTATACTAAGAGATTACCAAGTAGAAGCAATTAATAATTTTATTGCTAATCCACAAAGCTTGCAACAGATTGCTACTGGCGCAGGTAAAACAATTACAACAGCAACACTATCACATATAGCTGAGCCTTACGGTCGTAGTATAGTTATTGTGCCTAACAAATCATTAGTAGCACAAACAGAAGAAGACTATATCAACTGTGGGCTCGACGTAGGGGTGTACTTCGGAGACAGGAAACAATTAGGTAAGACTCACACTATTTGCACTTGGCAAAGTTTGAATATACTTGACAAGAAGCACAAGGACGGCACAGCAGTACTAGGGCTAGCTGAATTCCTAGAAGGTGTAAGCACTATTATTGTTGACGAAGTACACCAAGCGAAAGCAGAAGTTCTAAAAAACTTGTTGACTCGCAACCTACGTAACGCTCCAATACGTTGGGGATTAACTGGTACAGTACCTAAAGAGAAGTTTGAGTTTGAAAGTATTCATGCTTCATTAGGTCCAGTTATAGGAGAAATTAGTGCGAAGGAACTACAAGACAAAGGCGTACTAGCTCAATGCCATGTTAATGTGGTACAACTGATTGATACTGTTGCACATAGCAACTATCAAGAAGAATTAAAATATCTTGTTACGAATAAAGACAGGATAGACTATATAGGCAAAATGTTAAACTCAATATCACAATCAGGCAATACACTAATACTAGTAGATAGAATTAGTGCAGGTGAAATGTTGCAGGAACTTATTCCTGATTCAACATTTGTTAAAGGCGATGTAAAATTAAAAGATAGGAAAGACACGTACGACGAAATTAAAGAAGGTACAAACAAGGTAATTATTGCTACATATGGTGTTGCAGCTGTTGGTATTAATATACCAAGGATATTTAATCTTGTATTAATTGAACCAGGCAAAAGTTTTGTAAGAGTAATCCAATCAATAGGCAGAGGCGTTAGAAAGGCTAAAGATAAAGACTTCGTTCAAATATGGGATCTAACTTCTACGTGCAAGTTTGCGAAGCGACATTTGACGCAACGTAAGAAGTTCTATAAGGAGGCACAATACCCCTTCACCATAGAAAAGGTAGATTGGAATTAATATATGAGAATACTAACATTAGAAAATAAGTGCTTTAGCTTAGAAGATTTACCCGAACAAATAGACGATGATGTTCGATTTAGCGTACTTGATAATTCTGACCCTGCAAATCCTGATTTCTTTTTTGTTCCTCTTATTTTCTTAGAATCATTTAGTGCTCCTGCTATGGTTTTAAATATAGGCGGGCAAGAAATCACTATGCCAGTTGATTGGAGTTTGGCTGTAGGGTGCAGCGAAAGTGGTATGGATTTAGAAATTCTACCATTAACAAGTATTAATGACAGAGGATTTGAAGCGTTTATGTTTAATCCATTATCAAGTTACAAAATGGACTTTGCTCCTATAAATATTGTAAACTTCTATACTGATGTAAAATGGTACTTTCCCAAAATGAAAAACGGACAGTTACTTACTATACCGATTGACACTACTGACAAACCTCGATGTGCATTTTTTGTTAAAGACATAAGTAGGCAATGCGAAGTAATAGAATATTCAAAGTTAATCTAGAAAGGAATAACATGGAATGGTCGACGACAGAAAAAAAATTAGACAGTGAAAATATCTATCACAGATATTTAAACCTTCCTTTTGATATTACAAAACACCCTGTATGTGATACACAACCTGAGGGCATGTATCATCAAGAGCTTAATCCGTGGATTTGTAAAAATTTAAATAATTTTCTAGGCAAACTAGGGCTTTTTATAAATGATGTGGTTGCTTATTATACTCCTCCAAATGGATTTTTGCCTATACATGTTGACGGTAAAAAAATAGATAATCGTTCAAAAATTAATATCACATGGGGTCCCGTCGGAGGCACTACAAGATGGTGGTCTCATAATGAATCAAAAAAGATGGCAAATGTAGGAGAAATCTTTAAAGGTAAAAAAGAAATACTTGATAATATAAAAAATAAACACTTTTGGTTCCCTGCAAAAGAAGACTGCGAATTAGTACACGAAGCATCTACTAATAAAGTTAGTTTAGTTAATGTAGGTCAATTTCATTCAACATATAATCCGCATCCAACAGAGGGCCGATGGACACTATGCTTTGTACCAATAAGTCATAAATTAAAATATGATCTAGGGCGTAGTCATCTTACATTTAAAGAATCACTAGAAGCATTTGGCCCGTATATAAAGGAAAGTAGATGAGAGATAATATCTATCATAGATATTTAAAACTTCCATTTGATATAACAAAGCCAGAAGTTTTAAATACAACTCCGGAAAAATGGAGACATGAAGACATTAACCCCTGGAAGTGTAATAATGTAGAAACATGGTTGAATTCATTAGGATTATATACTTGCCATACTGAAGTGTTTTATACTCCTCCCAATCACGGGGAGATACCAATTCATTGTGATGATGTAACTATTGATGATCGTGCTAAAATAAACATTACATATGGTCCTGATACAGGAACTATAAGATGGTGGGAATCTAGCAAAGCACAACAAATTGTAGGAACAGATGCTGCACAAGAAATGTTAGGTAGTGAAGCTGTATCAGATGATTTTTCAGAAAGGACGCACCATAATTTAGTTGCATTAAAAGAAGATTGTGAATTAGTACACGAAGCGAATACTAATAAAGTAAGTTTAGTTAATGTAGGACGACTACATTCAACTTATAATCCAGATTCAACACAAGGAAGATGGACACTGTGTTTTGTGCCAGCTAGTTTAAAATTAGAAGGCAGAAGATACTTAACGTTTGAAGAAGCAGTAGAAGCATTTGAAGACTATATAGAAGGAGATTAAAATGGGAATCAAAGCTGGTAAAATTTGGGGTAACACAGAGTTAGTCCATGCAAATGGTGTATTAGAATTTCACCGTATTGAATATAAAGCAGGATACAAATGTTCAGAGCATGAACATCAATTTAAATGGAATGGCTTCTTTGTTGAGTCAGGCGAAATGCTAATTCGTGTTTGGCAAGATGGCGCACAAGAAGGTTTAGTCGATGAAACTATTTTAAAAGCAGGTGACTTTACACAAGTTAAACCTGGCAAGATACATCAGTTTGAAGGACTAAAAGATGGTGTAGCATTTGAGCTATATTGGGCAGAGTTCAATCACGATGACATTGTAAGACGCACTATTGGTACACCGGTAAAATAATGAGTGATCTAAAAACTGGCGAAGCACTTATATACGAAAGAGTTGATAACGTTGTGTATGCACGTTACAGAGATGAACCTTATAAAGACATTCCGAGATGGATTATAGGCGGAGATGCAGATGGCATCAATCGTGCTAAAGCAAAGGAACAAGGAGACTTGTTTACATATAAAGACTGGCAAGAAATAACAGAGCTGGCTAGAACAAACAAGACATTAAAAAAATGTCTTTCAAAAGTTTTAGATATCTATTTACTATCAAAGGAGAACAAATGACAGAACTATTTCAACTTGGTAACTTTACCAGCCACGCAGGATTATCACTTCAATGGAAACTAGAATGTGATGCTATTACAGATGAAGAATGGAAGTGTCTAGCAAAGATGATTATGGATTATCAAGATCGTCCATTCAGTGAAGCAGTTGGTATACCTCGTGGAGGACTAAAACTAGCCGAAGCGTTAAACGAATATGCATCTGGTAACTCCGACGACTTTCCTTTAATATGTGATGATGTGTTTACTACAGGCACAAGTATGTTAGATTTCATAGACGAAACGTATCCTACTTTTACACAAGGAATGGGACATAGATGGGTAGTATTTGCACGTAAGCCAAGTAATGTTTATCCATACTTTACACGAGCATTATTTACAATGCCACCAAAGCCTTATGTACAGAAAGAATCTTGGGACGACGAAACTTTAATAATGAGAAATGAATAATGATTAGAATAATTGCAGGACCTTGCCAACACGAAAGCTTAGAACATAGCTTAGAGATTGCACAACATTGTGCAGATGTATGTCGTAAGTATGGTGCAGAATATTATTTTAAAGCTAGTTTTGATAAAGCTAATAGAAGTAGCATGAAAGGCAAGCGTGGAGTAGGCTTTAATACAACACTACATGACTTTCAAGAGATACGTGGTGTAGTGGGCTCTAAGACGCTCACAGACGTTCATACAGTAGAACAAATTAAAGACATAGTAAACTACTACAATGATGCTGTAGACGTGCTACAGATACCTGCATTCTTATGTAGACAAACTGATTTACTACAAGCGGCTTGTGCTACAGATAAAATTGTAAACATTAAGAAAGGCCAGTTCCTTGCACCTTGGGACATGGACGGTATACTATCAAAGACAGAAGGTGCTAAAGATGTTTGGATAACAGAGAGAGGAACAAGTTTTGGATACAATACTCTTGTTGTTGACTTTACTGGTTTGGACTATATGCTTCATAATTATAGCACCCCTGTGGTACTTGATGCCACGCACGGAGTACAGAAACCAGGCGGTCTTGGAGGCAGTAGCGGCGGTAATCGCGATTACGTTCCTGGCTTATGCCGTGCAGGTAGTGCTTTGGGGATTAGGAATTTCTTTATAGAAGTACACCCTGACCCAGATAATGCACCAAGTGACGGTCCTAATATGCTAAAGCTAGAGGACTTTGATCGAGTAGTAGGAGAGATACATGAATACAGCTATACTAATACCGGCTAGGTTAGCATCAACACGCTTCCCTGAAAAGCCGTTGAAGTTACTTAACGGAGTACCGATGATACGTAGAGTATACGATCGTTGCTTAGAGACGGGCTTAGACACCTTTGTGCTTACAGATAGTAAGCGTATAGCTAGTTTATTTCCTAAAGGAAATATAGTTGTACATGACGATCCTTACGAAAACGGTACTGAAAGATGTGCAGGTGTATTGAGAGATAGTAGGTTCGACCAATACAAACAGTTTATAAATGTACAAGGTGATATGCCAGATGTAACTGTTGATATTATTGAAAAATGTATTTGGCATTTAAAAAATTATTCAGTTACTTCGGTGTATACACAAATGCCTGAAGAAAAACAAAATGATCCAAGTTCAGTAAAAATGGTACGTGCTGGTGATCAAGCACTGTGGTTTGGCAGAGGCTTAACTGGTTATGGCGACTGGCATCTGGGAGTATATGGATACAAACGTAATCCATTAGAACTGTATAGTAAACTAGAAGTAACCCAGGAAGAAGAAGTAGAAAAATTAGAACAACTCCGATGGTTAAAAAACGGTTGGCAAGTAGGAGTTTTGAGTGTACAATATAATGGTATGGAGATTAATACTCCGGAGGACTTAGAAGAATGGCACAGCAAAAACTCCCAGTAAAAGATATACTTGCGGCAATTGACATGAATGCAAAGAGTGTGTGGGATGAGTTGTCTGACGAAGAACGCAAGCAAGTTAGTTTTTGGTTACTTAACAGATATGCTAGTAGCGTTGTAGGTAATCGAGATAAGCAAGAACTTGCTGTATTTAAAACAAATGAATACTATAACAAAAATTTTAATGTACTAGGTACAAGGCATCCTAAATTACAATGGCAATTGCTTTGTGCAAGTTGTGCAACTGGTAAAATTGAATTTCACAAATGGATTGGATTTAAAAAGAAAACTAGTGATAATAGCAAAGGCGAAAAGTTATTACAAGACATTTACCCAAATATGAAAATAGACGAGGCGGAATTACTTGCTAGAATATCTACAAAAAAAGAACTCAAACAACTTGCTGAAGAACATGGGATTGAAAATGTCAAACTCTGAAAAACCATATGTATGTGAATACTGCGGTTCAGGGTTTACTCGTGAAAAGACATTAGCTGTACATATGTGTCAACCTAAAAGACGATTTTTACAACGTAGTGAAAAACGTGTACAACTAGGACTAATAGCATTTAATAAATTTTATAAATTAAGTGCAGGTTCTAAGCGAGATAAAACACATGACGAGTTTGATAAGAGTCCTTACTACAATGCGTTTGTAAAGTTTGGTAGCTTTGTAAGTAATGTAAAACCTTTGTATCCTGAGAAATATATTGACCATGTAGTAACTAGTGGTGTTAAACTTGATCATTGGTGCAGAGAAGAAATGTATGAGCAGTATGCAATTAACTTAATTAAAAAAGAAGGTGTTGAAACTGCACTAGAACGTAGTGTAATGACTATGATGGAATGGGCTGACGAACAAGAACAAGCACCATGGAATCATTATTTTAAATATGTAAGTTTGAACAGAGCAGTATGGCATATTCGAGATGGAAAGATTAGTCCTTGGCTCATATTAAATTGTGCTAGTGGCAAAGAAATGTTAAGCAAATTAAACGACGAACAATTAGAAATTGTATATCCTATGATTAATCCCGAGCATTGGGCTGTACGATTTAAACGTCAAACAAGTGATGTCCAATTAGTTAAGGATGTTGCAAAGGAGAGTCAACTATGAAACTAATTTATTATCCAGACGAATTTTTAGAACGTAAAGTACAACCTGTTGACTTAGAAAATCCTAGTTTTGATCCTAAAGAACTTCGTAAAGAAATGGAAGAACTAATGTTATCCAGTAACGGTATTGGGCTTAGTGCAAACCAAGTCGGAGTAGATCAACAAGTATTTGTTATGGGAGATAAGCCAGACAATACAAATATTTGTATCAATCCTACAGTATTAGAGTATACTGAAGAAACTGTACTAGACTTAGAAGGTTGTTTAAGTTTTCCACATATGTATGTAAAGATAAACAGACCAAAAGAAATACTTGCAGAATTTTATGATGAAAATTTAGAAAAGCAAACTGTTAAAATTGATGGTTATAGTGCTAAATGTTACTTACACGAACTTGACCACTTATTAGGTATTACGATGAAAGATCGTTGTAGTAAACTCAAATGGGATATGGCAAAGAAGAAATCAGCTAAGTACAAAAAATTATATGAGGAAACTAATGCAAGATCTTGAAAAGTTAATTAAAACATTACAACAAGGCGTAGCAACGATTACTTTTGAAAAAATTAACACAGGCGAAATACGTGTTATGCCATGTACATTAAAAAAAGATCTTATGGGAGTAAATTCATTTAGTCTTGAGAATATTAATCCAGAAAGTAAAAGTATAGTAGTATATGCATTGGATAAAAAAGCAATAAGAGATGTAATGGTAGACACAATAACATCTTGGCATAAAGGATCAACAAATGCCTGATATTGATATAGATTTTGCAGATAGAACAGTTATCTTAGATCAACTTAAACATAGAGTTGCAAAATTAGATACAGGCAAAAAACATAATACTGGTATATATGCTAATGAAATACCACACAACCCTATTGACAACTTGTCAACAATAGAACATAAGACAGCAGAAGAACGCGGTTATTTTAAACTAGACTTTCTCAATGTAAGCATTTACAAGGATGTAGAGAACGAACAACACTTAACACAATTAATAGAAAGAGAACCCATATGGCAACTTTTGGAACACGACGACTTCAACGAAAAAGTATTTCATGTAAACGGACACGGAGAACTATTAAGGCAATTGAAACCTACCTCGGTAGAACAATTGGCAGCGACACTAGCAATAATACGTCCAGCGAAGAGACACTTAGCAACAGAACAATGGTCGCATATAATGGAACACGTTTGGACAAAGCCCACGGACGGTAGTTACTATTTTAAGAAAGCACATGCTGTAAGCTATGCTGTAGCCGTAGTAGTGCATATGAATTTGCTATGTGAACAGATGGTTAGTCTCTAGGTGGCTTGCGTACTAACTGTACACTCTTTCGCTTAATTCGTTTTACAGCTAAGTTATTCAAATTAACACACGGTCCAATACTAACTTTCACATCTTTACTATTCATCGTCATTATACAATATTTAAATTTTATCATTTCTTGACTTAAAAATATATTGATTGGAATCATTCTATTTGATTCCCACCACCATACTTCGCCAAGTTCTAAAAACTTTTCTTGTTCTTTTTTTGTATTTAAATCTGTATAAACGTACATGCTAGTGACACTGGCATCTTGATTGATAACTATACCAATGTATTCTTTTCCACCATAGTTAACCACACTTAAAAATGGAAAATTATTTTGTATATCTTTAGTTAACATTAATTGATTATTATTTCCTATAAATACAATATGCAATTGCTACCAAGATATTTAGTCGAACAAACAACCACACTTGTCGCAGATGTGGCAGGATTCATTACGGAGTATAGGCCAGTGTATAATAGAGACATAGAAGTTTATAAAGGCATCGATAATGCTTTACAATTTAGATTATTAAATGCAGACCAAAAAGGAATAAATTTATCTGCAGGATACACAGTTAAGTTTTGTGCATATGACGAAACTGATAGACTGATAGTAGAAAAAGATGCAACTATTCAAGATGATGGTAGTACAATTTCAAGAGGTAAATTTAACGTTGATATTACAGAAAATGAATTAAAAAATTTACAACAACAATTCTTAAGTTATGTAGTTTATCTTGTTAAGCCTTCTGGTGATAAAGTATTAACATATTCTCAAAGTAATTTTAAAAATAACGGTACTATATTCATAAATTCAAAAACCTTTCCTGGACCGCTTAATACTACTTCGATAACATCATTAACAGAAACTGGTGCTAACACAAGTATATGGATGTCAGAAGCAGTAAGTGCAGAACCTGCTGTGAATGGTAATGAAGCATTACATACAGCTGCATTTTATACAAGTAACTTTACAGGTGATATAGTAGTCCAAGCTACCCTAGATAATCAAGTAACAGATAGTAGTAACTGGGCAGACGTTACAACAGTAACATTTGAAGGTGGCACTGGCGCACCAAAACCAGTAAATTTTAATGGTGTATTTTCGTATATTAGATTCAAAACTACATCGGATCCAGCAGATAAGATTACCAAAATCCTAGTCAGAAACTAGTTGACAAATCTTTAGATCTACGCTATAATAGTACTATGAGTGTAGTCACTGAAACAGTTCTGACATATCTGCCGCCTAAGCGTAAAACCACGCCTAGCGGGTGGACTTCATTCAATGCGCCTTGTTGTCATCATAACGGCACTACTGTTGACACTAGGTCACGTGGAGGATTGATATCTAATCCCGATGGTGTTAGTTATCATTGTTTCAATTGCGGTTATAAAGCAAGTTGGCAACAGGGGCGCAACCTTTCACACAAAATGCGTAAATTACTACAATGGTTAAATGCACCTGATGATGTAATCAACAAACTTGCACTAACGGTCATGCAGGAAAATGAAGGTATGCAAGTAACACAACAATTAGTTGAAGTTCCTGTATTTAATACTGTTCCATTGCCTGAAGATGCTATTAAAGTTAGTGATATTAAAGACTTTGATAAGCACAGTTTAGCAATACTTGAGTATATGGCATCACGTAATTTACAAGTAGATGACACAACTTATTATTGGAGCCCTAGTTTAGGATATCGTGATAGACTTATTATTCCGTTTTACTATGAAAATCGTATTGTAGGCTGGACTGGTAGAAGTGTTAATCCTGATAAGAAACCAAAGTATCTAAGTGAACAGCAACCTGGATATGTATTCAATTTAGATGAACAACGTCCTCAAAAGGTGTTTACTATTGTATGCGAAGGTCCTATTGATGCACTATACATTGACGGTGTTGCACTACTAGGGAGCGAAGCCAAAGATCAGCAATCATTGCTCATTAATAGATTAAATAAAGATGTGATACTTGTACCGGACAGAGACCAGGCAGGGTCTAAGTTAGTTGAACAAGCAATTGATTTAGGATGGGGTGTTTCTATGCCAAATTGGGAAAATGATATAACTGATATTGGTGAAGCAGTACAGCGGTATGGGAGAATATTTACTTTGCATAGCATAGCAAGTTGTGCAGAAACTTCTCCACTTAAAATAAGACTAGGAGCAAAAAAATGGTTTACTTAAAAAAGATATGGGAAGTTATTACTTGGCCATATAGAAAAATTAAAGAAGAAATTGCATATAGAAAGAAGCTTAAAAAACTTAAAGAACAAGACCCATTCATTTACAAATAGGAGAGAATAATGTTAGTTGAAGTACCATTTAAAAAAGGAGACACTATTAGTTTAAAACTAGCTAGTGGTGAAGAAATTGTTGGCAGACTTGATAGCAGAGTAACAGGTGGCTACGAAGTAACTAAGCCAATGGTGTTGATTGCAAATCAAGAAGGATTAGGACTAGCACCATTTATGTTTAGTGTAAGTCCAGATGCTAAGTTTACATTTAATGGAGATTCAGTAACGTGTGTAGGAAAGACTGAAGGCGAAATTGCCAAACAGTATGTTGCTACTACGTCTGGTATTGTGCAACCTGATACGAGTTTGATAGTATAATATGTTTGCTAAGTTCGAAAAAATGTTTTCTAAAAATAACCTGCACTGGACTACAGTGATAACTGAAAAGTTTATGCTTGCAGTAATAGGTATACTAACGTTACTTGCAGCAACCGGTGAAGTATTTAACATGGTTGTTAGTCGCAATATTGAATTAGGTGATATATTTCTATTGTTTATATACACAGAAATTATTGGAATGATAGGAGCATTTTATGCTAGCACTAGAATACCAGTAACACTACCTATAATTATTGCTATTACAGCATTGTGTAGACTAATTGTACTACACAGCAAAGAAGCAGATCCAATGAACTTACTAGCAGAAGCTGGCGCAATATTAATACTTGCAGGTGCAGCATATGCTTTAAGTTTAAAGGATAAATTAAGTTTGGAAAAAGAAAAGATACGTAATGAATAATGATGAATATAGATCGAAACTATTAGAAATATCTAAAAGTCATGGCAAGAAAGTTCCAGGCGCAAAGTATATACACAAATGGGATATGTACATGCTTGAAAAACAATTTTGCGTTGACAATATGAATTTCGAAGGCATTAACTCTGTGCTCGAAATAGGATGCGGTATGGGCATGCTTGCACACCTTATTAGAGAACAAAAGGGTATTACTGATATAGAACTAACAGATGTAGATGAATTTTTTGATCACACAGACAAAGGTGGATTATATAAAGACTGTTGTGATGTGCTAGGACTCAAACGATTTGTTATGTATGTTAACATGAATGAACCCATGAAACTAGATAGACAGTATGATATGATTGTAGCTACACGTACTGTATTTGACAGAGAATGTTTAGAACCAGGCACAGTATTTAATTATGAATATTGGCTAGATGATTGTTTTAAATATTGCAAACGTGTATTTGTAAAAACAAATTTTGCCGGAGGTGGGAAAAGTTTTCCTGATTATTTGCGTCCTTACTTGTGGTGGCCTAAAGGACCTAACGGAGAATCGTTAGGTAAGCCTAGGAGAGGATGGTATATACGTGTAGACAAAGAACAATGGGAGAAGAGATGATCACATGGGGAATGGTTGGTAACAGCCATGATGCAAGTTTAGCTGTTTTTAAAGATAACGAATTAAAGTCCGCAGTACTATCTAAAGACTACAGTAAGATTCTTAATGACCCTCATCCTAATTGGAATATGATTAATACAGCTAAACAAGAGTTTGGCGAACCTGATCTTATACAGTGGTACGAACTACCTAAGCTAAAGACACTACGTCAATATTATGCTGGGCAGGGTTGGCTATGGCAAGAGAATAATATCAAACAATATCTCAAACAATGGAACATCACTGCTCCAATAAAGTATACTAAGCATCATCTAAGTCATGCAGCATACGCATACTATACTCAGCCACATGACGACTGTGCGATTATTGTAATGGATAGCATAGGGGAATTTGAAACCCTAACTATGTGGCATGGTAAAAATAACAAACTTAAGAAGATACATAGTCAAGGATATCCACATAGTTTAGGATTATTCTATAGTGCTATGACACAACGTTGTGGGCTAGTTCCTAATAGAGATGAATACATGGTAGCTTCTATGGGAGATGCTGGTACTCCTAAAAGACATTTTATGAAAATACTAAACGAACTAGTACACGTTGAAGGCATTGGATGGAACCCTAAGATTAAGATGATGGAAAATTTGCATAGAGGTTGTAGATGGTGGAGACCCGAACTAACTAGCGAAGAGGATCTTAATGATATTGCGGCAGCTACGCAAAAAGTATTTGAGTATTGTGTTAACAATCTAAGTGCGTGGGCTAAAAAAACAACAGGGTCAAAATACGTAGCACTAGCAGGCGGCTCGGCCCTTAACAAAAGAGCAGTAGATAACATAAGAAATGATTGGGTTGATGTTCACGTTCCGCATAACCCAGGTGACCCTGGTAGTTGTGTAGGGGCATATCTAGCAGTAACTCAAACCAAAATAGAACTTGACAATCAGTGGTATAAGGCAGTATAATAAAGTATGGCAACAAGACAGAACACAGACTATGGGTATGATATACAAAAAGTATATCTAGAGATGATGCTAACAGATGCTGAAACATTTGTTAGATGTCAAGCCGTTTTCAATCCAGATATGTTTGATAGGCGTTTGCAAAAGAGTGCAGAGTTTTTAACAAACTATGTAACTGAGCATAATGCATTGCCTACGTTTGATATCATTAATGCAGCCGCACAAGGTGACTTGAAAGACCCTGGGCAAATGCAGGAGAATCATTATGATTGGTTACTAGCAGAGTTTGAAACATTTAGTAGACACAAAGCACTAGAAGCCGCAATACTCAAAGGTGCTGACTTACTTGAAAAGGGTGAGTATGGTCCAGTAGAAGATTTGGTCAAGCAGGCAGTACAGATAGGCTTACAAAAAGACTTGGGTACTGATTACTTTGCAGACCCTAGAAGTAGATTGCTAGCAATCAAAGACAACAATGGACAAGTAAGCACAGGCTGGGAAGCAGTAGATAGAAAACTATTTGGTGGGTTCAACAGAGGTGAGCTTAATATATTTGCAGGTGGCTCGGGTGCAGGTAAGAGTTTGTTCTTGGCTAACTTGGGTGTGAACTTTGCACAAAAGGGCATGAACGTATTATACTTGACCCTAGAGCTTAGTGAAGCATTGGTTAGTATGCGTGTAGACAGTATGGTCACAGAGATTAGCACACGTGATATATTCAAGCAGATAGATGACGTTGAAATGAAGGTAAAGATAATTGGCAAGAAGAGCGGAGCATTCCAAGTCAAATACATGCCCAGTGGTAAGACGCCTAATGATGTGCGTAGCTATATCAAAGAATATGAAATCAAAACAGGCAAGAAGATTGATGTACTACTGATTGATTACTTAGACTTGCTGATGCCCAATGGTGCAAAAGTAAGTGCAGAGAATTTGTATATCAAAGATAAGTATGTAAGTGAAGAGCTGAGAAACTTGGCTATGGAACTGAACACAGTATTTGTAACTGCAGCACAGTTAAACAGAGGTGCTGTAGAAGAAATTGAATTTGATCATTCACACATCAGTGGTGGACTAAGTAAGATACAAACTGCTGATAATGTGTTTGGTATTTTTACAAGCAGAGCAATGCGTGAACGTGGACGCTATCAAATACAGCTAATGAAAACAAGAAGCAGTAGTGGTGTTGGCTCAAAGATTGATCTAGGATTTAATGTTGACAGTTTGAGAATATATGATCTAGATGAAGATGAGCAGGATGAATACGCAACACCTTCAGCTAGTAATTCAATTGTCAACAGTTTAAAACGCACCAACACAGCAGATGATACACCAAGAGAAGATCCCAGTGAAGGCGCAAGCATAGGAAAAGTAAGAGCAGAAACAGACTCAACCAAGTTGAGAAACTTTATTAACAATCTCGGAGAAGAGTAATGGTTGGATGGACACTGTTTGGTATCGTAATTTTTTTAAACATTTGTATCTACGTAATGATACAACTGTACTTTGAGGGGCACGAAGCATTCACTGATGATCGCACAGTGTTTGATAAAGCAAAAATAAAATATACAGATGGGGATAACACATGAGCAAGGACAGCAACGTAGTAGAGTTTCCGCAAAAGTCGGAAGTAGACAAACAGTTTGAACGACTTGAATCACAAGCTGATTTAATTGAGCAACAGCGTATCCAGATACAAGCTATGTTTGATGGCAAAGACTATCGAGCCCTACAGCAGGACTTGACTGAACTGAACGGTGACGGCAACCGAACACGTGGTCGCTACGGTGAAGACGAAAGCGACTGTTAATGGATTGGGGTTTACTTGGTATTGGATGTATAATGATGTTACCTCTAGTTGCAGGTGGTATAACATTTATACTCAGTGTACGAGCTACTGAATGAGATTAGAAAATTTAGATACAACAGCAGTCGCATGGTGTGCATTTTGGATCAGTGTAGCTGTTGTAGAAACTGTGCTACTGTTTGTCCTTTTCCCTATTAAATAACTCAAACAGTGTACGCATCTTTTCTTCCAACACACCTATTCTTGAATACATCTGTGCCAACACAATCACCAGTGTTACAAAGCCAAGAAGTATGGGCCATAACTGCACCAGTAGGTTCATTGACTCTTCCATTAGTTTTACCCTCCTTGAGAAAATCTTGCAAACTATTTACCATTTAGTCAGTTTTGAATCACACTCGTACACATGTGAGATAGATACAGTATGAACAAACTATGGATATTTGCAGACAGTTTTGGCGCAGAACCTAATGCCGCCTACGATTTTCAAAACAGAGATGATTGGATATGGTGGAAGCAGGCTGCAGAACGTATGAATCTACATGCTATGCCCTGCTGTGATTGGGGCGTTAGTAACGAATGGCTCTACTACGCAATGAAAACAGAATACCAAAATATGGTTCCAGGTGACAAACTTGTGTTGATTACTACTGACCCTAATCGTAGATGGTTCTTTAAAGACTATCAATCGCATGCTAATATATGGAATCGTGATATTGAAGAAGATCTAGGCAAGCCAAAAGCCCAAGCTATTAAACAATACCTTACTCATCTCACTGAAAATCCTATACTAAGCGAATGCTATCATGAAACCATAGTGGGCTGGGCCTATGCTGTGTTTAATTCAATAGACATAACTGTGTGTGCAATACCTGGATTTGCAAATACGCCTATGCACGTTGTAAATGAAAGTTGTTTGTCAAATGTAAGCAATGCAGAATTTACATCAAAAGAAATAATGGATTATCATTACGAAAGGACTGGTTACAAAGACAGTAGGGTTTGTCATTTCAGCAGAGATAATCACCAAGTGCTAGCAGATAAAATAGTTACATTCTTTGAAGACCCTAGTCAAAATATAGATCTCTCAACAGGCTTTGTGCAAAACATATTCCGCACTAAACAGGATTGCGATGAGTTTGATTATACAGCAACTTCAAAGTAAGTGTTTTTAATTTCACGTTTATTATATACTTCTTTAAAAAATAGTTCTCTACCTTGTTCAAGAAATGCAGGACCTACGTCAGTCTTAAGTAGTGTATCTAACTTTTGTATACTATTCATCTTGCTGTTTATGTAAGGTTTCATTATCGTTTCCCATTGTCCTTGAAATCCCCATATGTTTTTATGTCTAGGATCAGTATTGCTCATATCTAAAAGTCCTTGTATATTATTTTCAAACATAGGTACATAGTGTAGTATACTAAAACTGCCCAGTTTCTGATGATTAAGTTCATGTATTTCTTCTTGCCAACGGGTACAAAATGCGGAAGCTTGTTCAATAGTAGCATGATCATGTTCCCATTTCAAATTACTAACGTGTATGTTTTCAGTTTTGTGCTGTACTCCTGCGTGACTTGCTTTCATTCCATATTTTTCTTCATACGCTGCAAGACGTGCAGGATCTTCTATGCGCCTAAATCCACTGGTAGCCCAGTTCTTTGTGAGATCGCTTGAAGTACTAGTGTCAGTGTTTAGGCTGATGTCCAACGGATACCATTGCCAGTTTTGGCCGTTCCAATTGTCTTTGAGCCACTGTTCTGACTCTTTCCAGTCATCAGGTGTTTCATATCGTAGTCCTGCGATCATACTCACTGTGCCTCTATATAAGCCTAGCTCACTCATAAAATAATCACGCATGTCCAGTAGACCCTGTTTGATTCTATCGCCACTCATGCTTTTACCTATGGTTTTACCTGCATCTTGATTGAAGGTTTCAATACCATAGTACTGTCCCCACACACGAGCTCTTGCTAGTTTAGCTATCTGTTGTGGTCTTGCAACAGTGAGATCCAGTCGCACAAAGCCCGAGAAGTTGACTTCAAACGGCAGGCTTTGAACTACATCACCCATCATGTCTAGTTTTGATTCTCTGTCGTTGAGTGTTTCATCTGCTAGTAGATAGTTGGTTGTTCCCCAGCGTTCATAGTTATCTATTAGCTCTGCACGTAGTTGCTCAAAGTTAGTGTGTGTTTCTTCACGCACACCTAGAAAAGGAAAGTTACAAAACTTGCATTTAAACTTGCAGCCTCTTGATACTTCTATGGTGAGCATTTCATGAGGTAGTAAAAAGTCATCATCTCTGTAGTTGATGCCGTAGGTTGGCAAGCTCATAGCTGGATAGTCTATAATACAATCTATGAGAACACCGTCCATGTGTATTCTGTGCTTGGGAGATTTGCCACCATCAAACATCCATGTGATAGTTTCTGGCAAGGCTAATTCCGAATAGCCATACATCATTACATCAAAGCCCACTGAATCTTGATAGTGTTGCTGTCCACCTGCTAGATACTTGCGACCAGGATAGCGTTTACGAAGTTTTGAAATTGCACCACGTGTCCACCAAGGTGTCATCCATGTGTATGAGAATGCAAACAGTAGAGTGTTGTCTCCAACTATAGCATCTAGATAGTGCAACAACTGATCTTCTGGCCAATCACATGCCCAGTCTACGACTGTTACACGCCATCCCATTGATTCCATTTGATTAGCAAATCTATAAGCACCACTTGTACGCCTCTTTACTTCTTGATTAGCGTTAAAAATTATACAGTGTTTCATAGTCATATTTATCAGTGAGTTTGAAAGAGCGCGAAGCGCCTAGCGGTTACGCATAACCTGCCGCGAAGCGGTAAACGCTTTTTGCAAAAAATTTTAGCGTTTACTAGTGCAAAATTTCCTAGACAGTACACACATACTGTTGACCACATATACATTCTAAAACTGGACTACCATAGCGACAGACTACGTACATAGCGTTGCAATACATCGTAAAGTATGGTTAACTATTTAAAGAGTCTTATTCTACAAGCCTAGCTGTATACGCATCACTGTTCTGCAGTTTTAGAAGTGCTAGTGTTCTATCTCGATCTGACTCAAACTCAATAGTACAGTGATTGGGCTGTGTAGTGTGTATGTTGTGATTTAACAGTAGTTTGGTACAAGCAGTTTGAGTAATCACATCTTCGTAACGATGATCTCTTATATAATCATTGATAAAGGTTCTTGGTGCATAGTCTAATTGGATCTTGTACATAACAGTATATAGCAGTATACACACTAACTACTACTGTGAACAAGCAACATTGGATTGAAGAACGGTTGTACAACTGGTGTTACGTGTGTATACTAAAGTGTATTTATAGTCTATCACAGTGGTTAGCACAGCTAAGAGGTTCTGTACTGCACCAGTTACACCAGTGCAGTGCTACGCACACGTCTGAAGAGTAAAAAACAACACTATAACTAGTATGCCTAGATGAGTTCCTGTGATCTTCATTCTTTAGCACCATCTTTAGCAACATCATCAACTTTGGTAGTGTGTTGTGTGGGTCGGACTGCAGCGGCTATAAATGAAGTAGCAGCTAGCATAGGAATAGTGTATACCATTTGCTGTGTAGTGTAAGCAACAGCATAAGTGGGAATCAATACTATGAGTGCTTGTATACCTGCTAGTTTGAGATCGTGTGTAAGCATACAGTATTTATAGCCCGAAATGGGTATTTGCTTCAAAAAAATTGGTCGCGTAAAAAATTGTAGGGAAGTACTTACAGAATCTGGGTGGTGATTCTGCATCACCCAATTTTAAAAAGTGGTCATTAAGCATAAGCTGCAGTTTAGCTCAAAACTGTTTTATATACCCCGACCCCTCGAAAAAAATTTTTTTATTTTCTTAACCTCCCGCCATAAAAAAAGGAGTACAATCTCTTGTACTCCCCCGGGGTGTGCCCCTTATGCTAACTATTAATCTGCTCTTGAACCTGCGTAAGCTGTAAAGCCTGCAGCCTTAAACACATCTGCAGCTGCTCTAGCACCTGCTTCCTTAGTGCTCATGCACTGTGTTCCTAAGCCACTTGGGTTCCATATGCTGAACGCCCTAGTGTAGTCCTGCTCATAGCCTGCTGCTTTCATAGCACGACCTAGCTTGGTGTTGCCTTTAACACCGTAGATATTAGTCCAAGCAAAGCCACAGTAGCAATGCTCGCCATACTTATTAATATGCTCTACAGCTGCATTATGTGCAGCAGTCTTAGCTTCTACTAATAAGTCTTTTAGTTCTTGTATTGAATTC